AGATGTGCTCTATCCGGTGAAATGCTGGCGGTAAATCCTGAACAGATAGATGCATTGATAGAATTTCTGAAAGGGATCAGGGACTGAGCACCCATACAGCCGGAGAAATCCGGCTTTTTGTCATTTTTTGTAAATTATTTGTTCGTGGTTGTTCCACGTTGTTCACTGAGCGGATCGGCATATTTTACCCGAACTGAATCATGATTATTCTCGCCCGTGGTGCCAGGACGCTGGGGCCACTTTTCCGCCTGTTAATGTTCTCGCCAATATTCATTACCAGGCGGGAAAACGATCGGTGCGATTGCTGATTTCCTTATGAAAAACGGTTGAGTTTTTGCCGCGTCCTGGAGTTCCTTACTTAACCCCAGGACTTTTTTTATGCCGAGAATAATCGAATTACGCCAGCAGAAAACCGCCATTAAAAATCAGATGCGCGACATGCTGGAGAACGCGGAAAAAGAAAACCGCAGTCTTAACGATGCTGAGGGCGCAAAATTTGACGAATTACGCACTAAAGCTGAATCCCTCGATAAAGACATTTCCCGCCTTGAAGCCATTGCAGACGAAGAGCGCAGCAAGCCAGGTAAAAGCAGTCAGACCACTGACCCCGCAGAACTACGCAACTACATCCTGACAGGTGAAACCCGCGCATTAAGTACAGGCGTTCCCGCTGATGGTGGTTATACCGTTATCCCCGAGCTGAACACCGAAATCATGCGAATGCTGGCGGATGAATCCACCATGCGCCGCATCTGTACCGTGAAGAAAATCAGCAGCAACGAGTTTAAGCAGCTTGTTTCCGCTGGCGGTGCGACCGTTAACCACGGTGAAGAGGGTAAGGCACGCGAACAGACCAGCACCCCGCAGATTAACGAGGTGAGCATTAAGCTGTATCCGGTCTATGCGTACCCGCGCACCACACAGGAAATCGTGGATTTTTCCGATGTGGACATCCTTTCATGGCTGACGGGTGAGATTGGCGACACCTTCACGGAAACCGAAGAAAGCGATCTGGTTGTGGGCGACGGTGACAAAAAAGCAAAAGGTTTTTTATCCGTACCCCGTGCAGAGAAGAACGACAAAGAGCGTGATTTTGGTACGTTGCAGGTAATTAAACCTTCCGAATCTCTGGCGTGGACATCTGCGGACCCGCTGATCGACCTGAAATTTGCATTACGTAAAAAATACCGCAAAAACGCGGTCTGGGTGGTTAACTCCACGACGGCGGCAAAACTTCAGAAGGTGAAGAACGCGAACGGTGATTACATCTGGCGCGACCGTTTACAGGCGGGTGATCCTGATACGTTGCTGGGCCTTCCGGTCGAATATCTGGAGTTTATGCCTGATAACGTTATTGCCCTGGGTGACTTCAAACGCGGTTACTACATTGTTGATCACGAAACAGGTGTTCGCACCAGACCGGACAACCTCACAGAGCCGGGCTTCATCAAAATTTTCACGCAGAAATATTTAGGCGGTGGCGTGGTGGATTCGAACGCGATCAAGATTCTGGAACTGCCACAGGACGACGATTAACAGCATACAGAAGGGGCTTAAAAGCCCCTTTAGTGTTTTATGGGTGAAAAAATTATGAAGAGTATGGAAATCCGGTCATCGGAAATCACCACCAGCGGAGCCGGTACGCTGACGGGCTACGTTGTTCGCTGGGATAAGCTTTCAGAACTGCTATGGGGGGAGTTTTACGAAAAATTCCAGCGGGGGGCGTTTACTGAGTGGCTTGCGGCGGGTAATGACGTTCGCGGCCTGTATGAGCATGACCACAGCATGTTACTGGGGCGCACCCGTTCCGGCACGCTGAAACTGGAAGAGGACGACACAGGGTTACGCTTTGAACTTACCCCACCGGATACCAGCACAGGGCGTGACGTTATCGAACTGGTTAAACGTGGTGATATATCCGGCATGAGCTTTGGCTTTCGTTCCCGTAAGGATGTATGGGATACCACAACAGATCCATGCGTGCGCACCGTGCTGGTGGCGGAACTGTACGAAATTACCGTTACATCCGTACCGGCTTACCCTGATTCCGGCGTGGAGCTGGCCCGCCGTTCCCTGTATGAGCAGCACCCCGAAAAAATGCCGCGTGCGGATAATCGCCGCTGGTGGGCGGATTTAGCGGGGGTGTGATATGTGGCCTTTCAGAAGAAAAAAAGAGCAGCGCAGCATGACGCTGGATGAATTTATGGCGCTGGCCGGCACATCGAACACGGGGTCGGGTGAGTACGTATCATCGGGGACAGCGGAATCACTGCCCGCCGTCATGAACGCCGTCACGGTCATCTCTGAGGCGGTGGCTACCATGCCGTGTTACCTGTACCTGGTACGCAATGAGAAGGGGAAGGAGGCCCGAGAGTGGCTTGATTCTCATCCGGTCGATCACATCCTCAACGAGCGCCCGAACGCGTGGCAGACTCCCTACCAGTTTAAGCGAATGATGATCCGCCACTGCCTGTTAAACGGTAATGCTTATGCGGTGATTCAGTGGGGGCGTGATGGTTTTCCGGTGGCTTTACATCCTTACCCGCCGCAGTCGGTGAACGTGGAGCAGACAGGCGAACACAACTGGCGCTACTGCATCACTGACGCCTACACCGGAAACACCCGCAACTATTTACCGTGGGAGGTTCTCCACCTTCGTTACTCCACGGATGACGGTTTTATGGGGCGCTCACCTGTAACCATCTGCCGCGAATCGCTGGGGCTTGGGCTGGCCCAACAACGCCACGGCGCGAGCGTGATGCGTGATGGCATGATGGCGGCAGGGGTTATCACGTCAGGCGAATGGCTGGACGGCGTGAAAGGCAAACAGGCATTAGCCGCACTGGAACGCTACAAAGGGGCCAGAAACGCCGGAAAAACGCCCATCCTTGAAGGGGGTATGAGCTATCAGCAGCTGGGCATGAGTAATCAGGATGCTGAATGGCTGGCCTCCCGTCGCTTCACCATTGAAGACATCGCCCGAATGTTCAACGTCTCGCCGATTTTTTTGCAGGAATACAGCAACAGCACCTACAGCAATTTCAGCGAGGCAAGCCGCGCATTTCTCACTATGACGATGCGCCCGTGGCTGGCGAACTTTGAGCAGCAGATAAAAAACGCCCTGCTGGTGGCCTCGCCTGTACCTGGTATCCGGTATCAGGTGGAGTTTGACAGCGCGGACCTGTTACGGGCCACACCTGGCGAACGCTTTGCCACCTATGAACGCGGCATCAAATCCGGCGTTATGTGCCCGAACGAAGCCCGCGAACGTGAAGGGCTGTCCCCGCGTGATGGTGGTGATGAGTTCAGCCAGGCATGGAAACAGGAAGTAAAAATCAGCGAGGGAGAAAAACCGGAATGAACATAGGGCGACTGCGTGACAGGGTAACGATTCAGACCCTGAAACAGACCAGGGATATAACCGGCGAAATACTCGAAACGTGGGAGGACGGTCACACACTCTGGGCAAGCGTGAACATGATCAGCAGCAAGGAGGCCATTTCATCGGGTGCAGAGCTGGCGATTGGTACCGTAAGGATCTGGATACGGTACCGGAAGGACATCAACGCCACCAGCCGGATAAAGGTCAGTACGGGGCCGCTGGCGGGGCGTGTACTGAATATCATCGGGCAGCCGCTGCCGGATGCCGCCAGGACACGCCTTGAAATTCTTTGTCGTGAGGGCGCGGAAAAATGACAGAAGAACTTATCACCCTGGAAGAAGTGAAACTCCATTGCCGCATCGATGGCGACGAGGAAGACCAGTTAATCAGCGGATACATTGCCGCATCGCTTGAGGCGTGCCAGATACATATAGGCAGGCGCTTTGATGACGGGCTGGAGTTCACGCCAGCCATAAAGATTGGCTGCATGATGTTTATCGCTCACCTGTACGAGAATCGCCAGCTGGTAGCGGATAACGCAAAAACGCGCGTACCCATGACGATAGGCGCGCTCTGGACGGCTTACCGTGATGTGGGGGTGTACTGATGCCGTGGCAACCATTAAGACGATGCACAGAACCAGGCTGTAACAGGCGCGTGAAGTCCGGCAAGTGTGAGGAGCACAGGCGGGCGGCATGGCGTGCAGAGGATGCCAGACGAGGACACCGCCGCGCGCGTGGGTACTCCAGACAGTGGGACAAATACCGCGCCATGTATCTGAGTAAAAACCCGTTATGCGTGCGATGCCTTGAGAAGGGGATATATACGCCCGCCGTGGTGGTGGATCACATTATCCCGATTAATGGCGGTGATGATGTTCTCTTCTGGCCCGAATGGAACCATCAACCATTGTGCCAGGCGTGTCATAACCAGAAAACGAAATGGCTTGATCCGGCAACAAAAAGCAAGCGTGCCGCAGGTGGATTTCATGAAGAGGAAGAACGGGCCGCTAACCGCAATAACTGGATGTATGACGCTGATGAATGAGCGGGAACAAAACCGCCTTATCCGTGGACTTATAAGGCAGCGTGACGCATGGAAGACACAGGAAACAGGGCATAAAGATAAAGCGTCAGGACGCGCAGAACGCATCACAGCGAAGCGATTAACCGACCGTGACCGCGAGGTTATGGAATGTTTCCGCAATCGCTGATGAGGCTGTATGACGGGGTGGGGGGCGTTTTCAGGACAAACCCGACCCCGCCGGGCACCGAACGCCTCCTCAAATTTTTATGCACGGGAATTTTTTGAAAAATAATCTGACGAAAAATAAGCATGGCAAGACCACCGAAAGCCCCCGCCTACCTGGATGACATCGCCGTGAAGCAGTGGCGGGAAAAATCGCGGCAGCTTGCGGAACGGGGAGACCTGACCCCCGCCGACTGGAGCAATCTGGAACTGTATTGTGTCAACTACTCCATTTACCGGAAAGCCGTCGCAGACCTTGCGGCGCGCGGGTTCAGCATTGTTAACAGTCAGGGCGGCGAGAGCAGAAACCCCGCATTAAGCGCGAAATCAGACGCTGAAAGGGTGATGATAAAAATGGCCTCCTTGCTCGGTTTTGACCCGATAAGCCGCCGTAAAAACCCACCGGAAACAGAAGAAGAGGACGAGCTTGACCGCCTGGAATAAGTACGCAGAAGACGTAAAAACGGGCAAAATTCCGGCCTGTAAACGGCTGAAACAGGCCGTTAAACGGTACTTTTCGGACCTTGAAAGCCCCCTTTACACGTTCGATCGTGAGGTTGTGGAGCGGTTTATTGCCTTTTCCAGGGTGTGCCCGCACGTAAAAGGACCGATGCGTGGCAGACCCATTGAGCTGGAGCCGTGGCAGCAGTTCGCCTTTGCGTGCATCCTCGGCTTTAAGGTTAAGGCCACCGGACGGCGCAAATACACGAGCGCCTTTATCGAAGTGCCGCGCAAAAATGCGAAATCCACGACCGCCGCGATTCTGGCTAACTGGTTTCTGATTATGGAGAACGGTCAGCAGGATATCTACACCGCAGCGGTGAGCCGTGACCAGGCGCGGATCGTCTTTGATGATGCGCGTCAGATGTGCCTTTTATCCCGACCGTTACGCAGGCGGGTGAATATTCAGGCGCATAAGGTGATACACCCGAAAAGCAACAGCCTGTTAAAGCCGCTGGCAGCAAAAGCGGCAACCATCGAGGGAACAAACCCAAGCCTTTCCATCGTGGACGAATACCACTTGCACCCCGATAACGGCGTTTATTCCGCGCTTGAGCTGGGGATGGGCGCACGTCCCGAAGGGCTGTTATTTGCCATTACCACATCAGGCAGCAACGTCGTTTCAGTCTGTAAACAGCACTATGATTATTGCTGCCAGATCCTGGACGGCGAAGAGGTTAACGATTCAATTTTTGTACTGATTTACGAGCTGGACGACGAAAACGAGGTTGATGATCCGGCGATGTGGATAAAGGCTAACCCTAACATCGATGTTTCCGTGGATCGTGAAAAACTGGCCTCAACCATCCAGAAAGCGCGGGGTATTCCGTCGCAATGGGTGGAGATGATGACAAAGCGATTTAATATCTGGTGCCAGGGGGCTACCCCGTGGATGGGTAACGGCGCATGGGCTGAGTGTGCCGGAACGTTCACGGAGGAAGATTTACACGGGCAGGAGTGTTACGCGGGGCTGGACTTATCATCAACCAGCGATATTTCCAGCGTGTGCTATGCCTTTCCGGTCGGTAAAAATATCATGCTGGTTTCCCGTCATTATCTGCCGGAGTTCCAGCTACAGAACCCCGCCAATAAAAACCGCGCTGTCTATCGCCAGTGGGCTAAAGCGGGCTGGATACGCACAACGCCAGGTGACTGCATTGATTACGACCGGATCAGAGATGACATCATGCAGGATGCGGAGAAATTTAATATCAGGCTGGTGGGCTTTGATACGTGGAACGCCACGCATCTCAGGACGCAATTACAGGGGGCTGGTTTTGAGGTGGAGCCGTTCCCGCAAACCTACCTCAGATTCAGTCCGGCGGCGAAATCGTTCGAAGTTTTTGTTAACCGCAGGGTGATTGTGCATCGTGGCGATCCGGTGTTGTCCTGGTCGATGAGTAACGTCGTGATGCAGAGTGACGCGAACGCCAATATCAAGCCGAACAAGAAAAAATCACCGAACAAGATAGACCCGAGCGTAGCGGCGCTGATGGCGTTTGGTACATTCCAGGCAGAGCATGAGGATTTTGCTTTTGATATAAGCGACAGCCACCGCCAGAAACTGGAAGAATTTAGCGGGGTGTAATGAGGTCAGCAGCATGACAGAAGCCGAAATACTGCGATTAATCCGCCGCGTCTCTGGAATCAGCCAGCAGGCTGACGAACAGACCACGCAGCCGGACAGCGTGACAGCCGAAAATTATGCGCGTGTTGTTGCTGAGGTGATGCGCCGTGATGGTATCCAGCTTAATGATGCGGATATGCGCGACATACGGATCCGCGTTCTTGAAATGCTGGCCTACAATCGCCGCGTTGAACTGTATCGGGAGAAGGAGAAAATCACGTACCACTGGAAGAAGCCGGAGCGGTT